AATCTCTTTCGTTATACATAAATTGTAGATTCTGATATGCTGTCATTGATCTACTTTCTTTGGCTACAACGTCTATACCTAGGCTTTTTAAAGCGGATGCCCCAATACTTGTTGACGCAATTATTTAATAGAAGTTATAGGCTTATTGTTGGAAATAAAGATGGTGGTAACGCTATTGAGTTCTCTGATTTACAGTGTGTATTCTCTGTAGATAAGTCGAATGAAACTCATGCAGACACTTGTGAGCTGAATATTTATAATGTATCTAAGGAGTCAATAAACAACTTCTTAATCGAGGAAAATATAGTAGAGTTATACGCTGGTTACGGTGATGATATTCAACCGATATTTATTGGTCAGATAGATGTTGCATCTGTTGAACTTAATGGTGCTGATTTAGTAGTAAAATTGATGTTCTCGGATGGTAGAGTATCAATGATTGAAACAACTGTTGATAAGAACTTCCCAGCAGGTACAACATTAGATGCTGTACTAAAAGAATTGTCTACTGATATGGGTTTTGCATACTCCAGCAATAATGGTACATACCCTGCCGGTACAGGTTTAACATACGTATATCCAAGGGGTATATCAGTTAGTGGTAATGTTAAACAGTGGATAGACACTACAATTAAAGGACACGATATTACCTATTTTGTATCTAATAAAGTCGCATACGCAGTACCAGTCAATGCACCAGTAGGATCAGAAGTTGCTAATCTATTTACTTCAGAAACAGGGTTAATAGGTAGCCCAAATAAAAAGAATGTTACTTCAAAAGTAAATAAGAAGAAGAAGTCAAAAGATGTTAGGGAGGGCGTAGAGTTTCGTACACTACTAGCAGGAGATGTTGCTGTAGGTACATTAGTAAAAGTAGAAAGTAAATTTGTTAATGGTATCTATCAGGTGACTAAAGTTAAACACTCTGGAGATTACAGAGGTGGTTCGTGGTTCTCTGAAATAGAGGGAATACTACCAGTAACAGCCACAGACACAGAAGTAGTTTTTAACAATAGGCGGTCTAGCAATGTCAACCCAGACATTATTTCAGCGGAATAACCACAGTGGCATCTGACTCAGAAGTAATTAACGCACATATTCGGGCAGCAGCAGCAGACCAACATACATCTATTCCTGCTAGAGTAGTGTCGTATAATGGCACATCTGTTACTGTTTCAGCAGATATAGACCAACAACAGGCTGATGGTACTATCCTGAAGCGTGGTGAGATCATTAATGTTCCAGTTCAATTTGCTGGGTCATCTGACACACTGATTGCCTTCCCATTGAAAGCTGGACACACAGGTATGTTGGTGTTTCAGGAACGCTCAATGGATGAGTGGGTTATGCAGGGAGCAGACAATACTGCTACAGTGGCTTCTAAAGATCGTAGAATGCACGACTATAACGATTGTGTGTTTGTACCGGGTGTCGCACCACACGCTAAAGCGAAATCAAACAGAGTTGGTCACACATTCCCACATGATCCACAGAATGACACTGTTATAAAGCACAACATTGGTACAGCATCTGAGTCTGTTGTTAAGATGACTGCAGATGGTGCTATCACATTACAGAACACAAACAATACAATACTACTTGCAGCAGATGGCACACTGACCATTACCTGTAAAACACTGATTGCGAATGTAGAGAATGACGCAACAATAAACTGTGATAATGCTATTGTAAATACTACTGGTGATGCGACTGTGGATGCTGGTGGTGCTGTTGATGTTACAGCAGGTGGTGATATTTCTGTAGACGCTACAAATGTTGCTATAACATCTTCTACATTAAAACATAATGGCGTAAATGTTGGTTCAACCCACGTACATGGTGGTGTCTTTCCCGGTCTTGCGAATACGAGTGTTCCAAGCTAATGACTGACCTAAAGTTAAGTACACAGACAAACGACCTCGATCTGTCGAATAGTACAGATATTCAGTTAACATCAACTGCTGTTGAGAGTCTCGCCCAACGCTTGCGAATAAAGTTGAAAATATTCACAAATACCTATTTTATGGATATGGACTTTGGTATTCCATACTATGAACAGGTGTTTGTAAAAGGCGCATCAAAGAAACTTTTAGATGCTATATTTAAGAAGGCAATATATGACACCCCAGATGTGTCTGCGATAGTAAATTACCGTTCTGAATTTGATAGGGCGAACAGAAGATATCTACCACAGTTCACTGTGATTTCTAGTGATGGTAACTCCCAAAAAGTTAAGGTAAATTAAAATGGCTGGAATAACATCTACAGGATTTGTATCAAAGAGATTACCAGACGTACTTGATAGTCTACGTAATAATGCGCGTAACCGTTTTGGTAATACAGTAAATGTACAGCCAGACAGTGTTCTTGGACAGCTTTTTGATACACTTGGAGCAGAGATTACAACACTGTGGCAGACGTTAGAAGCTACTTATGCAAGCCGCGACCCAGCCGCTGCAGAGTCTGTATTACTGGATATTCTTGTGTATCTAAATGGTATAACCAGAAAAGATAAGTTAAACGGTACAGCTACACTTTCACTCGCTGATATAGGCTTCCCTTCTTACACCACCATACCACAGGGTACAATTATAACTGAACCTGTTACTGGAAAAACATATACTACAAACAATGCTGTTACTGCTAGTCTATCAACCTGTACATTTTTTGCACTAGAAGCTAAAAATACTTATGTTATGACTATTGGAGATGTTTGGTCTGTAACAATAAATGGTAATACAAGTTCCTATACAATACTGAGTGGTGATACTGATGTAGAGGCTCGCGCTGGTCTAGCTGCTGCCGTAAACGCTGATACCGCTACTACAGGTTGGAGAGCCATAGACACTTTGTTTCTTGGTTTTTATTCTACTGGTGATGTTCCTACTACAGTGTCAGCATCTATAACTGGTGGTAATGAAAATTATCAATTTGTAGCAACAGCCGTAGTCTGTACCGAAACCAACTTTGATACAGTAACATTCCCGCCATTAACACTGTTTAATGTTTCTGGTGGTTACGCTAATGTCGTTAGTGCTGTTAATGTTGCTGATACTCTTGCTGGGTCTGATGTAGAGTCTGATACTGCACTAAGGTTACGTAGGCAGGAGAGTTTGTCGTATGCTGGTGTATCTACACTAGATAGCATTGTAGCCAAGGTACGAGCGTTACCCGGTGTATCAGCAACTATCGGTTATGAAAATACAACCAACACCCCAGACGCAGATGGTCGTCCAGCAAAATCATTTGAGATCGTTGTTAATGGCGGTATAAATGCAGATATAGCACAGACAATATATGACTTTAAACCTGCTGGTATTGAAACAACATTTGGAAGCAATGCAATTAGTAATGTGTCTGTAAGTATATATGATGAAAATTTAACAGGTCACGCTATAAACTTTTCTAAAGCATACCCAATATATCTACATTTAAGAATAGACTACTCTACGTATGACGAGGAAAGACTATTAGATAGTGGTGCGAATGAGATAAAACGTGTAGCTGTTGAATTTGCAACATCTGGTGAGTATACAATAGGAAAAGATGTTATCCCACAGCGGTATTTCGGTGGAATATATTCAAATGTCGCTGGTATCCAAGAAGTTTCTATTCAACTTGATACAACAGCTAACTCTGGTGACACGGCTACTTACATCACAGATACACCTATAGCAGTTGGAATAAGAGAGTATGTAGTTCTTATTGAAGATAATGTTATAGTATGTAGGAAAATGGATAATACTGTCTCAGTAACAAGTGGAAGTAAAAATGTTACTATAAATGCTGGTGATACAGCTAAACTGGCTGTTGGAGATATTGTTTATTTCGCACTACAGACAGACTACTACACAATAGATGCGATTTCAGGTACAGCAGTAAAACTAACAGCTAACTACGTAGGCGCAACAAACGCTACACAAACAATGGTTGTTCGTAGAGATTATTAAAATGACAACTATAACAAAAAATACCGATGTTGCTTTAGTTCCATTACTTAGGTTTTCTCAACAGTTTCAGAATGATGATACTACAAAACCAGATTTAATACTGAAACAAGGTATTGAAAACTTAGTTAGAGTCTTTTGTGATGAGCTGCAAGAATTAGAAAATGCTGCTTTAGAAGTTATGTATGAGTTAGACCTTGCTAATGTGTCTGGAAGTTCATTAGATGTTATAGGTAAGCTAGTAGGTGTAACATCACGACAAAGTATGACGGATGCTGAACTACGTACAGAAATAGAACTACAAATAGCAATAAACTCTAGTAAGGGTACTATTGATGATGTTGTAGCCGCTATAAAGAGAATTACGCGGTCTACTATTGTGGAGTGGGTAGAGTCTTTTCCAGCAAGTGTTGATTTTACTGTCAATGGTAATACAGCATCAAAGAAAGTATTAGATCAGATAGGTAGACTATTCTCTGCTGGAGTAGGCTTCAATATCTTGTATAGAGATGAGGTACTTGGTGTATTTAATTTCGGAGACTATACTGGAGCATCTGTAGAAAACTATCCAGATGATTATATATGGAGAGCATACAGTGATATTTATAGTTGTGACGTTACTGATGGCAGCGTCAATGTTACTATACCAGTGGGTAATAACACGTTAGGTGCTGTTGGGGATATAGTGTATTTTAATGGTGATTTAACCACACCCTATGAGATAGCCAGTATTGGTGTAGTAGCACCAACAACTTTGGCTCTTACTGTCGCCTATGATGGAGCAACACAGGATGGCGCACAACTGTATATTCAAAGAAACCAGTACAACTTTGTTGGAGGAATAAATGCTCTTAACGGAAGTACTGCTGTTACTGTTACAACAGTAAACAAAGTACAGGCTGGAGACACGTTGTTTATAAATGGTTCTGGAACACCATATCCTGTAACTATGGCTGCTGGTACATCTATAACACTAGCAACAGCCTACCTTGGTGATGATGCAACTAATATGGGTGGCTATGTAGTACAACATTCTGGCGCGTTGTCAGATATATTAACTTTTGTGTAATGGGGAATAATAATGGGTGATGTAATAAGACCTAGTGTAAGCACTGAATGGGCTTCTAGTGCTACGGTCAATAACGGTAGTAACTCAACAGCCAATAAAGTTGAACCATCTGCAACACATAAATCTACAGGTTATGGCTATCCAGAGCAGCCAGCTAGAAACCATACTAACTGGTGGATGAATAGTGTTTATCAATGGATTGATTATATTGATGCGTGGATTGAAAAGTGGGGTTCTATTAACAAGAACTTCGCTATGAATGACGCAACTACTACTGGTCGAGTGTTCGGCTATTATGGTGGTAAAGTATCTGTTACTGTAGCAACACAGTTAAGTGCAGCCGCTGGAACTCTGACACTATCTGATGGTGACGGAAATTATACCATTTACTTTGATTGCGCTGACAGTACAGTTAAGAAACAGTACGCTACGCCACCTACTAGCGCAGATGTTATTATACCACTATATAGTGTACCTGTTGGTACTGTTGTTACTGGTGTTATTGATACAGCAAACATTGTAGACTTGCGTACAATTAACACTGTTAGGAAAGCAACACTTGCAGAAGTAACTGCTGGTACTAACGCAGACAAGTATGTATCTCCAGCAACACTACAGGCGTTTGTTACTCCACTAACATCTACTACTGTATATGGTAAAAGTAGGGTAGCTACACAATCCCTTGTTAATGCTGGTGTTAATACACAGGATGCTGTTACACCTGCAACACTAGCTAACAGTATTTATACATCCGTAGGATATGACCAAACATGGGCAGGCGGTGGTAGCTTATCTGGAACAACTGGCAACCGACCAGAACCAATGAACTTCTCTATACTTGGTTTTAGTGGTACTGCTTCGCCTATCACATTGGAGATAGATGTTGGGAGTGTTGATGTTCCAATATGCAGTAGTCCAAATGTAGCAGGTGTAGGTAAGGCTATGGGGTCTGTTATTGTACCACCTAACACATCTTGGATACTTAAACCGGGGGCAGGTGTACAGCATATCAATGTCTACACGCTGTCATAGTTTCAACACTAAACTAGAGTATAACACACCTCTATGATAATTACTCAAAGTAATAAAAAACAACCAACAAATAAAGCAGATGGAGATACTTACAGTAGCGTATTAAAAATACTCCGAGCAGTTAAGGATGTTAAATCATGCAGATTGAAGAAATAACAAAAATAGGCGTAGCAGCAGCAACTATAATTGGAACAGCTATTGCAGCGATACTTCGTGCAAAGAAGTTTACTGATAGTATTGACACAGAAGAAGTTGATACTACTAAACTTACCACTGAGTTAAAAGAGCTGCAAACAATCCTCCATGACTTGAAACTAGAAGTCCACGGTAAACATTCTATTCAGTTGGAAAATATTGAGGAAGATATTACCAGACTGTTTGATAAAACTGATAAGCTGACTGATATCCTGATAGACTACTTTCAGAAGCAAGCCCACAACTAGGAGTATTGAATGACAACTGTTGTTTATCATGATGGTGTAATGGTTGCAGATGGTAGATTATCTTCAGGGAGTTTTATACTGACAGACAACTTTGTTAAGATACGCGATTGTGGTAAACATATAGTTGGTTTAGCTGGAGATGCTGATTGCTTTGAGGAAGTCTGGAAGTGGTATAGCGGTGGCTGCAAGATAAAGAGTAAACCGAAAGGTTCATACGAGACACTAGCATACGAAAAAGCAACAGGTACTATCCACACATATGAGATGAAGTCTAAACGCTGTGTGCAGTTACCCTCTGGTGAGTCAGCAGCAATAGGTGCAGGATCAGAATATGCAAAAGTCGCTATGTCTTGTGGAAAAACAGCTCTTGAAACAATTGCCCTTGTTGCCCAGTTCAACTCTGATACAGGTGGTAAGCCTACAGTTGTTGCTTGCAGTAGTGCGACAGTTAAAAAGAAAGCCAGAACCAAATAGTTCCAGCTAACAATTTCCCCCGCCTATACTGGCGTTTCAGCCGACTCTTAATGGGTCGGTATTTTTATGTCTATCGCATACTTAAACCTCCTCCAGCGCATTATTGTACTGTTGAATTTCTTCAGGTGTTGGTCTTCTGTAGTCACCTGTATGTTTATCATAATAAAGTGCAACACGCCCAGTACGACCAAATGCACGATCTTCCAGCAACACAAGGTTAGAGGTGTTCCTGATAATCTCAGGTAGCTCATCTGACTTATTGCGCTCAAGACCAATCATATAGTAACAGGCTCGCATCATAGCACGACTGCCTGTAAACTGGTATGACTCTACTCTACCTCCTTTCTCATGAGGTTGTCCACTAGCAGGTGCTTTCAGGTGACAGAAGATATAATATGTAAATCCTAAATCTTTCGACATTGTACTGATAGCATCTGCAATACGCTCCAGCTCTGTGTTTGCAGCAGACGATTCCATACCAGCAGTAAGTCTAGTTAGTGGATCAATAAAAACATCTTTACATCCCTTCACAGTAACAGCATAGCGAATCTTCTCTGCTACATCGTCCCAAGAGGCAGCACCATAGTTGTTGTAGTAGATTACCCTGTCGCCAATGTTGTCAACTGCTGTCTCTAGTTCTTTTTCTGTGAAGTATGTGTGCCTCAATTGTTTTGGTATTGGCTCACCCCACACATCTACCTCGTTTCCGTCTTTGTCAGTAAACACTACCTTCTCTGGATTGTTAAATTGTTTGTGTGAAAGTTTACCAGCCAACTTCTTACAGGTAATTGCTGGTTCTTCTTCAAACTTGAATACTGCAGGTGGGGCAGTCTCAGTCTTCAGTATATGGTCTACCAGTTCGTTGAGCAGCTCACTATTATGCACCACAGTATAATCTTCTAAACAGAACAAATGATTACCATCTGTTTGAAAGCCGTAGTAGTCA